CCAGTTGATGGGACATTGATTTTAATTGTTGTGTCAATGTGGATATGCGTCCAGCCATTGTTACAGCCGATGGTAACAATGGTGGTAAAGCTAGAATTGCAACATTCCAGTCAACCACATTTCCTGATGTGTAAAATGCAAATAGGTCAGTTATAGTAGCTGGTTCAACACCAGTGACTTGTACGACTTGTGTATATATCCAATGTCCAGCTGTTGTAGCAGCTGCAGACATATTTACAGGATATCTGAAGTCATTTACTTGTATTAGTCCAGTTGCAGTCATGGGTAGAGAACTTCCAACAATATTGAAGGAACCACCTACACCACGTAGTTCTGTAACGACCATGTAACGTTGACCAACAGTGGATGTATTTAATCTTACTGTACCATCCGTTGATGTTAAATCCAGTGTTATTCCATTGTGAACATTTTCTATCGATCCTTGATCTTTTAGAGCTGTTTGTGGTAATGCACCAGAACCAGTGTTGGTGCCACTAATTAAAGCCGATCTACCAGCAGATGCATTGAAGTCATGCATTTGTGGTAGTTCCAGTTCAATTTCATATTCCACAGTGAATGTTCCCGCGGCTAGATCAGCGTTGGTGAATTCTGTTGCGATGAATAAATTACCTACATGGCATATTTGTTCATCAACTTGTGGATCATTACCTGGATGTACTGTGAAAACAGTACGTGAATTTAACATTTCTGTTGGGACTATATAACGTAGTCCTTTTGCATATATGGAACCTCTTACAGCTCCGTCATAATTTGACATTTCAACACCATTTGTTGGAACTTGACCATCGGATGCATCAGAATCAGCTACGATTCTAACGATACCGTTGGCAAAGTAACTAGTAGCAGTATCATAAATTATGTGTAATTTACGAAATTTATAATGTTGGAATCCACCGGCAATGCGTGGCAGCCATGTGAATAATTCATTATTTAATGGATTAATTTGAATAACTGGTTGTAATTCGAAATTAGCGCCACCAGTTATTAAATTTTTAAATTCTTCCCTATGTGCCATCACCATGTTACCAGCTTTGTTACCATGCCAATAATGAGCGCCAGACACAGGATCTTGGCGATAACCAGGTCTTGATGAAAAACGTGGTGCTCTTGTAATCTGTGTTTTAGGCATTATTGCCACAGTACCGGTTGATGACGGTCTTGCTTGTTGTATTTTAGGACGAATTTTCTTTTTAGGTTTGGCACGTGTTAGTTCCATACCTTTCTTGATGTTAGGTGCTACCATTCTAGCTAGTGTGTTAACAGCCTTTGCTAGTGATGGATTTACATCTAATACTGGATAATTAGGTGCAGCTGGGCCCCTTACGGTACCGTTTGCGCTGCGCACCAAGTGATCATTACTGTTTCTGCTACCGCGTCCGCGATATGGTATCATAGCCATAGTTAGTTGGTTAATGTGTTGAGTAATTAATTTATCGATTGCGATAACTATTGTAAAATTGATGGTGACCAGTCCCGGGATCACCATCAGCGCTATTGTTTAGCGGCTTTGATTTGCTTTAGTCTTTGACATGAATTTACGTCTACGGGCTGCAATTTTCTTAACCTTGGCAGCTTTTCCGTATTTCGGACTCCAACCGTTTGTGTCGGCAATATCTTCCCATGTTTTGCCTGGTACAGGTGGACGTTTTGGTAATTCATAATCAGTTGGTGGTGTAAAGTCAATACTTTCTTGATCAGAGGAATCTGAAGGTGTAACCGCACCTGGATGTCGTGGATGAACAATATCACCATTGACAACCATAGATTCCGTAACTTCAACATGTTTTGGTGTAGAACATTTTGGTAATGATTTTAGATCTTCCATAGTTTTACATTCATCTAATGCTTCTAAAAATGTATCATAATTTAGTCCTTCAGGGATTTGACTGGACATCCATGATGAGCAATTTTGATTTGGATATTGTTTATCTAAATCTGAGCTGACAGCATTCCATGTTAATTTATTTTTATCTGATTCTTCTAGTAATTCTTTCTTTTGATTTTCATAGTCATTATTAATTTCTTTGGTTTTAGCTATGAAATCACCGATGACAGGGGTATTTGCATCAGTTAATTCATAAGCTACACATTTTTCAATTAATTTTTGTGTACATTGTTCATCGGTCATTTGACCTCTGGCTGGTGTCAAATGGAATTTTAACAATGTACGTTCTAACGAACAGCATGAGCTTGTGTCACCTTGCCATACTTCAGGTGAATAAACACGTGATAAAAATGTTACCGGAACTTCATTTTCACGAGGATTACCTTGAAATGTTGGACGTTTTGCTGTATCTAATGTTAATACTTGTCCGAACATGGCTGCTGTTTTTATATAATTGCTTGGCTGTATATTTTTGGATAGACCATCATCTCCTCCATAAATACCCAATTCATCAAATGCTTCCTGTGGTGATTTAAATTGTCCATTTGCTTTTCTTGTACTTCTTAGTGCACAATATGCAATGAACGCATTAACTACAGTATTATGTGTTGATGTTTCAGGTGAACCGGATCCACGTGTTTTCTCAGAATTATATTTAACACCGGAACTGGTTCTTGCTTTACAATCTTGCTGTTGTTTATGACTTTCAATAACACGATCTGTGAATTCTGGAGCAAAAGCTGCAACTAGCAGTTTTTGTTCAAATTCACGAATAATATTATTGACATGACCATCAAATTTTGCGAAATCAGTATTGACAACTTCATCGACATCCACGCAGATATCGCTGACACGTTTCGCTATATCACCATTTTGTTTACCAAATGCATACCAGGGATGGGTTTTTAATACTGCTGCTAGTGAATATTGTATCATTGAATAATCCAATTTTAATTTTGGATCCATAGTACTAATATTACGTGGTGCACCGTATTTACCATATGATTCAGCTTTCAGAAAAGCGGATATATTATTCTTTGCTTCAGCATAGCCTTGTGCTCTAGCAATAATATGACGTTGTGTTGGTTTATTTTGTTTTTCCAATACAGCTTCAATATCCACAGGTGTTAATTTACCCGCATCAGAACCTAAACATAGTTTGATAAATTCATCCATTCTATCATACATCCAAGGTTTGGCAATCATTGTGTTCTTAGGTTTTTCCACACGATCACGTATTGAATGTATTTCCGAATTTATACCTTTTGAAGGAATTTTGGCACCAGCTAGTAGAGGATTCATGAATGGATTCATTATCGGTACTTTTACTGGGTCATTATTTGTTAGCAGTTCATACACGTCACCAGTACTGATGGTTTCTGCAACCATATCTGGATCATGTATACGTCCTACCATTTCCTTGAAATAGGTTTTTAATAAAATGGATTTGGCATGTTCTATTTCATCACCATCTACACGACAACGCTTTACTGAGGCAACATCAAACGACCGTTCGATGGCTTGTAATGATAAAGCATTATCTAGACTTTCTGGTATAGTAGCACATAGTGTATTGTCAACGACACTGGTGGAAATGCGTGTTCCACCAATATGTTTAACTCTTAACCGTGTGAATTGTGTACCTGGTACGACAACTGACAGTCTTTTCAATGGGGACCCGCTTAAAGACAAGCTAGCCATGACTGTACCTATTACACCTTTCCAGTGTGCATTTGTTGTTAATAAAACAATTGATTTATGTTTACTAATGCTAATATGATCTACTAATGTTGACACAACCACAGGTTGTGGAATGAAATCTGATGATAATCCGGATATTATTAAATTATCTTTTGACCAGTTCCATATTCTATGAACAAATTCACTACCACCGTTAACAGTATATTTCATTTCATTATCAGCGTTAAAGCTGAAACTTGCGTCATCGCTGTCTTCTTCAGCAACGGCCACAGGTGTTATAGTGAACATTAATATTAAATTATTTGGATGGTCTATTATGAATTGATTCATATCAATATGCATATCTACATCTATTAGCACTAACACGTGATGATCTTCTATTTCATCAGCTTGTACTATGACATCCATATCTTTGGCCCAATAATATGAACGGCTCCCGGCAAAGCCATGGCGCTGATCATTATTGGATAGTTGATAAAAATATGGTGTTCTACCAATGCTAGCACAATAATTCAATATTGCTTTACGTGCGTCCGTTCGTTGGGCGGCAGCACGTGCATGTGCATTGGAAGATTTGGTAGGTTTAGTACGTGTTATTTTTAGATTACGAAATTCACCCCTAACTGTTGAGGTTCTGAGATTTCTACTCAAACAGTTAAAGACTTGCAAACATTTACTTACGATGTTTCGCCATCTCATAATATGAACGAAACGAATGAGAACGACTAACATTGTAACCATAACGCAACTAGTTATGGTCCATGCTAATCTAACCAATTTTTCAGTGGGTTGACATGGTTCGTCTAAAGGTGAAACTTTTGACAAATCATGAAAATTAACCAGAATATAGTGGAATACAACATAGATGTTATCCATAATGATATCATAAATAGAATGATAGCCATAGCTAAATAAAACATATGTGGTAATGCTGTACATGCAAAATGAAATGTAACACGCAATAAGGCCAAGCAGTAAGCCACAGCTATTAAAACGATTACGATCATCATTACATACGACATCATGTCTCTTGAGATCCATGGTGGTGGTTGATATACTATTACACTGGACATGTAAGATTAATTGGTTGTTCTGTAAACTACTCTACGCTCTGAGTAAGAGGGTTTTCCAAATAACTTGTATTTATTAGGTTAAGATGAAAAACGTACGATTCAATGGTTATATATAAAACTATTAAATCGGAA